GGTCGTAGAGGCGCGGGTTTTGGGCAGTCGTCGGTTGTGGGTTGGGTTGATCTGTGCCACACTGACGCCATGTAGGTGATTGCCTGGACTTGGATTTTCATGGCTTGGCCGGAGGCGGTGGCATGGGCGAGCGGATAACACAGGCGGAGGCGGCACGGCGGCTCGGGGTATCCCCGCAGGCGATCAGCAAGCATGTGCGCTCCGGATTGCTCCCACTGATCGCCGGCAAAGTCGACGTGGACATCGCTTCGGTGGTGCTGAGCAAGCACCTGGATCCCGGTAAGAGCAAGGTTTTGCGCAATGCGGCGCTCGGGATCCAGTCGCCGAGCCGCCGGCCGATGATCCCGCTTGATGGTCAGCTGGCCGCGGAAGATCCGCTCGAGCGCATCGCGTCCGGGGAGCGCGTGAGCTACGAGCTGGCCAGAACGGTTGAAAAGCGATACCAGGCGCTGGCCGCCAAAGCCGCTTACGAGGAGCGCATGGGCGAGCTGGTGCCAATCCGCGATATCGAGCCAGCGATGATCGCCGCGATGGTCTCGGCCCGCGAATATCTGCTCTCCTGCTCGCGCAAGATCGCCCACGATGTGCAGGGCCTCGGGATTGCCGAGGCTGCCGCCGTGATCGATGCCGCGCATCAGGAGGCGCTGCGCCGCATGAGCCTGTGGCGTGGCGGCGCGGATGCCGATGATGATCCCGACGATGATGCGCCAGCCAGCGCCGATGGCGACCACGATGCGGCCTGATCTGGCCCGCGATCCGTGGGAGTACCCGGCCGCCAAACAGGTGGCGCGGCTGATGTCGCGCATGAGCGCCCATCTTGCGCCGCCGCCGCCGCTCACGATCCGCGAGTGGGCCGAGCGCTATCGCGTGATGAGCGCGGAGGAGACGCCATATCCAGGCCCGTACGATGCCGGCGTCACGCCGGTGGTCGCCGACATCCTCGACATGATCAGCCAGCCAGGCGTGCGCCTCGCCGTGATCCAGAAATCGGCGCAGATCGGCTACTCCGCCGGCGTGGTCTGCAACGTGCTCGGCTACTACGCCCACTGGCGCCCATCGACACAGGTCGTGGTCTTCCCGCGTGACCAGGCCGCCAAGGATTTTGCCGCCGAGAAATTCGATCCCATGGTCCGGGCGACGCCGCCCTTGGCCGAGCGCATCGCGCTCAAATCCCGCGCGCTCGGCAACAGCCAGACACGCAAGCGCTACCCCGGAGGCATGATCAAGCTCGTCGGCTCGCTCTCGCCGTCCGGCGTGAAATCCACCTCGGCCCGCATCGTGATTATCGAAGAACCCGATGACGTGGCCGAGGATGTGCGCGGCCAGGGATCATCGATCCGCCTCGCCCAGGAGCGGGCCAAGTGGTTCGACGACGCATTGATCTTGGTCGGCGGCACGCCAACGGCCAAGGGCGCCAGCGCCATCGAGGCCATGATGGGCCAGACCGACCGCCGCCGCTGCTACATCGGCTGCCACGACTGCGGCGAGGACCACGTGCTCGACTGGGCCAACGTGAACATCCCGCGCCTCGATGGCGAGGCCGCCGAGCACGAGATCTACGGGGCCCACGACTGGCGCAACGCCGCCTACGCCTGCCCGCACTGCGGCAGCATCTGGAGCGATGAGCAGCGCATCGCCAACATCCGCCAGCGCCGCCGCTGGCAATCCGATGGCACGCCAGATGCTGCTTCGATCGGCGTCTACACCAGCGAGCTCTACGCCACCGGCGATGCCTCGCGCATCCCCATGCTGGCCCGCAAGTGGTGCGAAGCCGACGCCAAGCTGCAGCAGGGCGATGCCTCCCTGATGATTGCCTTTGCGAACAACTCACTCGGCGAGCCATGGGAGTACCGCGGCGAGCTGCCAGAGGCCGATGAGCTGGCCGCGCGCGAGGAGGGCTACGGCGAGTGGGCTTGCCCGGCCGGCGGACTGGTGCCGTTGCTCAACGTCGACGTTCAGCACGATCGCCTCGCCATCACCTGCTGGGTGGTCGGCCGCGGTGACGAGATGTGGCTGGCCCATTGGAGCGAGATCCACGGCCAGACCATCGTCCCAGGCGCCGGCGCCTGGGTGGATCTGCTCGACCTGATGGATCGCACGGTGCGCCACGAGAGCGGCGCCGCCCTGCGCATCGCAGCCGTCGGAATCGACTGCTCGGACGGCAAGACCTCCGACGCCGTCTATGACTTCGTGCGCCGCCACCACCGCGGCGGCCGGCCGGTGCTCGCGCTCAAGGGGGCCCCGGACGACATCGGGCGCGTGGAGATCTGGACGCCGCCGAAGCCCATCGACCCGGCCAACCGATCGACCAAAGCGGCCAAGCACGGCGTGCTGGTGCACATCGTCGGCACCGCGCGCGCCAAGGATCTGATCCTCGGATATGGCACCGAGGGCGGCCGCATCAGGCTCGAGGGATCCGGCCATGGGCGCATGCACTGGTACAAGGGCGTTCGCGCCGACCTGTACGAGCAATTGCTGAGCGAGATCAAGATCCCGAGCCGCCGCAATCAGAGCCGCCGCGCCTGGCGCAAGCTCAGCGGCGTGCGCAATGAGGCGCTCGACTGCACCACCGGCGCGCTGTATCTGGCGCGGCACCTGCGGCTGCACCTGCGCAAGCCACACCAGTGGGACTACGCCGAGAGCATGATCCGGCAGGCCGGCATCGGGCTAGAGGTCGAGCCGCCGGCGGATGCGCCGGCCGAAGCGGCCAAGGATCAGGCGTCTGTTGCGCCTGTCGCCCCTGCGCCGCAGGCTCACAACGCCTTCGCGGCAGCCCTCGCGGCGCGCAAAGCGAGGCGTCAATAAGGCATGGCGGCGAAGGCTTGGGCCCTGATTATCGGTTGTTGCTCTCGTGTATCGGATGAGCCGCCATCAGAGAGCGGCATGCTGCCGAGCGGACATCGGTGAGGGTGCAATGGCTGTGCGAGTATCGCTGCTATGTGCTGCGCGGCGAGATGCTCTGGATGGCGAGGTACGATCATGATGGCGAGGATGGTGCGCCAGATATGAGCAAATCTGCCATGCTTCTGCGCTTTCGCATCTTGTTATGGAGGATCTGCGATGGCATCCGGATCATGCCTAGATAGCGGATTTCCGTCGCGCCCGATCATCAGGTATCACGGCGGCAAATGGCGGCTTGCGCCATGGATCATCTCGCTCATGCCGTCGCATCGGCGATATGTCGAGCCTTTTGCCGGCGCGGCGAGTGTGCTTTTGCGCAAGCCGCGAGCTGATTTCGAGGTTTTGGCCGATCTCGATGGCGAGATCGTTGGGCTATTTCGGGCCGCGCGTGATCATGGCCCAGAGTTGAGGCGGCGGTTGGCCCTGACGCCCTATGCGCGCGCGGAATTTAAGTCTAGCTATGAGCCATCTGATGATCCCATCGAGCAGGCGCGGCGGACGGTAATCCGGGCGGCGATGGGATATGGGTCAAATGCCGGATCTGGCGCGGGTACGGGCTTCCGCGCCGCGCTCCGCGCGCCCGGGACATCCACTGCACAGGATTGGGCGAGCTACCCGAGTGCGCTCGATGCGATCATCAAGCGCCTGCGCGGCGTGGTGATCGAGCATCGCCATGCGCATGAGTGCATCGCGGCCTATGATGCCGATGATGCCCTCCACTACATCGATCCTCCCTATGTGCCTTCATCTCGTGATCGTGGGACGGATTACCGGCACGAGATGAGTGAGCAGGATCATATCGATCTGGCCGCGCTGCTCATGCGGGTTAGCGGAGCGGTGATGATCAGCGGGTACCGGTGCCAGCTGTACGATGATCTCTATGCGGGCTGGCGCAGGATCGATATGCGCGCCCATGCCGATGGCGGCCGAGAGCGCATGGAGAGCATCTGGATGTCGCGCGAGCCTCGGCAAATGCGGATCTTGTGATGTTGGCTGTAGTGGGGTATCTTGGCGGCACCATGATCCAGGCGAGTGGGCGCGCATGATCACGATTGAGCCTCGCACCATACGGGCCGGCATCACCACGCAGTGGCGCCGCAGCTACCCGCAGATCAAGCCGCCCGAATGGTCGTTGGAGTACCGGCTGATCTTCCCAGTCGGGCCGGCATACGATGTGCCGGTGGCCGTGGATGGCGATGGCTGGATAGCCACTATCCCGCCGTCCGCATCACCGCAGCTCCAGCAGGGATCGGCCACACTGTACGGCACCGCCACAGATGGCGCAGATGTGGTGGCGATCTGCGCGCAGCGCTGCGAGATCCTGCCGGATCTGGCCAGCGTGGCGATGCACGATCCGCGCTCTCAGGCCGAAATCGCGCTTGCAGATGCCGAGGCGGCGCTGGCCGAGTACCTCAAGACCGGTGCCCAGATCTCGCAGTGGACGATCAACGGCAAGACGATGCAATTCCGCGCCGCCGCCGACATCATTGCGCTGGTCAACCATTACCGGCAGATCGTCGCCCGCGAGCGCATCGCCTCAGCCATCCAGGCCGGCGGCGCACCAGGCCGCATCATCACGAGGCAATGCTGATGGGCTGGCGCGACTGGCTCGGCATCAGCAAGCCCGCCACTGAGGCGTGGATCGATACGCAGCTCGCCGCCGCCCGCGAGCGCGCCACCACGCGGCAGGTCCGCGCCATGTTCGAAGCCGGCGAAACGCCGGATTACACCGCCGGCTGGCGTGCCGAGGAACCGAATCTCAACGATGCGCTCGCCGCCAAGCTCGGCATCCTGCGCGGACGCTCGCGCGGGCTGGCCCGCAACAACGATTGGGCGCGCCGCTACCTGCTGCAAATGCGCAACAACATCTTGGGGCCGGCCGGCATCACGCTCCAGATGCGCCTCCAGCAGGCCCGCGCGGCCGATGCGGCAGCCGGCATCAACGACGCCATAGAGTGGGACTGGTACCAGTGGGGACGCAAAGGCTCATGCGACGTATCCGGACAACTGTCGTGGCAGGATGTCGAGCGCCTCGCGCTGTATTCGCTCATCCGGGACGGCGAGGCACTGATCCGGCATCGGCAGACCGGCCCATACGGCTACCAGATCCAGATCCTCAATCCGGCCGTCCTCGATCACAGCCTGCGCCGAGACTTCGGCGCCAACCGCGTGCGCATGGGCGTCGAGATCACGGACGACGGCCAGCCCGTCGCCTACTGGATCATCGGCACGAAATCCGGCGAGGACCCGCGCGGAGCCGTTGCCGTCGGCCGGCACATCCGCATCCCGGCCGCCGAGATCCTGCACCTGTTCGAGTCCGACGACCCTGAGCAGATCCGCGGCTATCCGCGTCTGGCCTCCGGCGCTCAGGGGCTGTGGATGCTGCAGGACTACGAGCGCAGCGCCGCCGTCGCATCGGCCAACGCCGCCAAGCGCGTCGGGTTTTTCGTGACTCCGACCGGCGAGGCCCCGGCCGGCATCGCCGACACCATCGTCCAAACCGTGATGGATCAGGCACGCCGAGAAGGCCGCACGCTCAGCGCAGACGAGCTGCGCACGCTCACCGATCAGGCGAGGCAATACGCCACGACCGTGCCAGGCCAGTTCGACACATTGCCAGAGGGGACCGATTTCCGCCCGTTCGAATCGCCCTATCCCTCGGTGGTCTATGCAGACTACATCAAGGCCGGCATCCGCAAGTTTGCTGCCGGCCTCGGCGTCAGCTATGCCACCCTCGGCAACGACCTCGAGGCGGTCAATTACAGCAGCGCCCGGGTCGGCATCGAGGACGAGCGCGCCGGCTACCGCGTGGATCAGGCATGGCTGATCGAGCACCTGCACAGCCAGATCTTCGCGTCCTGGCTGCCCCGCGCGCTGCTTGCCGCTCCGTCGCTGCGACGCGTGCCGTTCTCCCGCCTCGATGATTACCTGCTGGCCGCAACGTGGCAGCCGCGCCGCTGGCCCGGCATCGACCCGAACAAGGACGCCAACGCCGCCGAAACGAACCTTGCGCTCGGACTCACCAGCCGCCGCCGCCTGATCACGGAGCGCGGCGACGACCCCGATGAGGTACTTGCAGAGGTCGAGGCGGAGCGAGCAAAATATGGACCAGTCACCAAGGGCGACAGCGCCCCACCGCAAGCGGAGCCAGATGATGCCGGCTGACCAAAAGATCATGCACCCCACGCGCAATCAGTTCGAGCGCACCTTGCGGATGGATGTCTCCGCCGCGGCCAGCGATGACCGCCGCATCGAGTTGTCGTTCGCCAGCTCGGAGCCTGTCCGCCGCTGGTACGGCGTCGAGGTGCTCGACACCTCCGCCGGCGCGGTGCGGCTCGACCGCATCAACGCCGGCACCGCGGCCCTGCTGCTCGGCCATGACGACCGGTCGCAAATCGGCGTCGTCGAGTCGGCCCGCGCCGACGGGGACGGCAAGCTGCGCGCCGTGGTGCGCCTGAGTAAATCGGCCCTCGCCTCCGAAATCCTCGAGGACATCCGCGACGGCATCCGCAGCCTGGTATCCGTCGGGTACACGGTTCACGAAATGGTCCTCTCAAAGTCCGGAGACGACGGCGACGAATACCTCGTCACCGACTGGGAGCCCTACGAGATCAGCATCGTATCCATCCCGGCAGACGCCACCGTCGGCGTCGGCCGGTCCATCGATCCGGCGCCCGCGCCGGCCCATAAACACACAACGGAGAAATCCGCCATGACCGTGACCCATCAGGCGGATACGCCCGCCGTCCAGGACCCGACCCAGCACATCACCGCCGAGCGTGAGCGTGCCCGCGAAATCCGCGCCATCGCCGGCGCCTTCAACGCCCGCGAGCGTGGCGACGCCGCCATCGATAGCGGCATGAGCGTGGACGCCTTCCGCGCCCAACTGCTCGATCACCTCGGCAAGTCGGGCGCCATTCGCCCGGCCGAGTCCCCGGAAATCGGCATGAGCCGCGCCGAGGTCCAGCGCTACAGCTTCCTGCGCGCGCTGCTGGCCGTCGAGGACCCGCTGAACGCGCACAAGATCGCGCCCTACGAACTGGAATGCTCGCGCGCCGCCCAGAACAAGCGCGGCAAGGAGCGCGAAAGCGCCATCACCATCCCGGCCGACGTGCTCGGCCATCGCATCGAGGCCGATGACCCGCTGGCCAGTGCCACTCGCAACATGGCGCGCGGTGCCACCCGCGATCTCAACATCGGCACCAACTCGGCCGGCGGCTACCTGATGCCGACCACGCTGCTCGGCGCCAGCTTCATTGAGATGCTGCGGGCTCGGTTGGTGATCCAGCGTCTCGGCGCGATCATGCTCACCGACCTGTCCGGCAACATCGCCATCCCGTCGCAGACCGGCGCCGCCACCGGCTATTGGGTCACCGAGGGCAGCGCGCCGACCGAGAGCCAGCAGACGCTCGGCCAGATGCCGCTGGTGCCGCGCACTGTCGGCGCCTATACCGACTACACGCGCAAGCTGTTGATGCAGCAATCGGTAGACGTCGAAGCTTTCGTCCGCGCGGATCTGGCGGCAGTGATCGCCCAAGCTCTGGACCAAGCCGCCATCAGCGGCCCCACCGGCGGCGCCTCGCCGGTCGGCATCATAAACACCACCGGCATCGGCTCCGTCCCCGGCGGCACCAATGGCGCGGCGCCGACCTATGCGCACATGGTCAGCCTCGAAGAGCAGATTTCGCTGGCGAATGCCGATGTCGCATCGATGTCCTACCTGATCAACAGCCAGGTCCGGCGCGTCCTGCGCACCACGCAGGAGTTCGCGAGCACCAACGGCAAGGCGGTCTATACCAAGGCCGCCGGCTCCGTTGACGGCGACATCCTCGGCTACACGGCCGCGACCACCAACCTCGTGCCGAGCAACCTCACCAAGGGCACCGCAAACGGCGTCTGCTCCGCGATCATCCTCGGCAACTTTGCCGACCTGGTGATCGGCCTGTGGGGCGGGCTCGATCTGATGGTCGACCCGTACACGCTGGCCACCAGCGGGGGCCGCCGCATCATCGCGCTGCAGGATGCCGATATCGGTCTCCGCCATGTCGGCAGCTTCGCGGCGATGCTGGATGCGCTGACCGCGTAACGATCTCCTGCGCCCCCGACCTTCCCGGCGCTCCGGCGCCGGGTCTTTTGAGGACCGAACAATGAAGATGGGCATCCTAAGGAATTGCCTTGCAGACCTCGGCGGCGACCACGGGCTATCCCACTGCGGCGCCGGAACGATCGTGGACATGCCGCGCACCGAGGCGCACAAGCTCGCCATGCACCGCCTCGCGGTGTACATGCGCGCCGCCGACGACCCGAGCCACGGCAACACGCAAACCTACCGCGCCGACCTGCACGGGCCCATGGCCGATCCTGTCGCTCCGAAGGCGCCGGAAAAGACCCATGTCGGCGCTTGACGCCATGTTCGGCGCCGCGTTGCTCGCCGCATCCGGAGAGCCGGCCACCTACACGCCTCCAGGCGGATCGCCGATCGCGACGCGCGCCTATGTCGCCTGGCAAACATCGCACGGCCCCGAAAACTACGCATCGCAGATCGCAGAGCCGAAGCTGATCGCCTACCTGCCCGCCTCGAAAGGCATCGCCAAGGCCGGCGGCACGATCGCGATCGGCGCGCTCACCTACGACATCGACGATATCCACGAGCAGGACGCTGCCACGATCTCATACGTGGTGCGCCTCCCGTGAGCACAATCGCCGCCCGAATCCGCGCCGCCGCCGCCGCCCGCATCGCGCAGATCCTGCCAGCCAACGGCTACGCCACCAGCATGGGCCAGCGGCTCTATCATGGCCGCATGCACTTCGCCCAGGCCGATCTCGCTGCCGGGCCGATCGCAGTCTTGCACATGCCGGAAGAGGCCACGGCCGGCGACGACGCCGAATCGTGCTACCAGGTGGACACCTCCATCATCGTCGAAGCGCACGCCTTGCCGGCCGATCGGGATCACCCGGCGCTCACCGCTGATATCCTCCTCGGCGACATCAAGCGCGCCATGCTGCGCCGCGATGATCCGCGCCTGACCGACCCAGCCGTCCTCACCGACTCCGTGCGCTACCTGCGCAGCAGCCAGGCCATGCCTGAGCCCGGCCAGCTCGCCGTCAGCGTCCTCGCTGAGTTCGGCGTCCGCTACTCCGAGATCTACGGATCGCCGGATGTGCTGCCCTGATGGCCGCGCTTGATGTTGTCGTAGACGTGTCCGGAGCGCAGGGTCGCATCCCCAGCGCTGCGCGCCTGTCGTCCGTCACGGCCAGCGCCATCAACAAGGTCGCCCGGGCCGTTCGGGCCGACGCGCTCGAGCGCATCTTCGAGCAATCCCTGCTCCCGCGCAGCTACGTCCGCGAGCGCATCGTCCTCGTGCGGGCCAGTCCCGGCAACCCCGAGGCGATCATCAAATCGCCGAAGCGCGGCGTCCTGCTCACGCGCTACCCGTATCGCCAACTGTACAAGCGCGGCAAGTCCGGAAAGCGCATCGCCGCAGGGATCTCGATCCGCATCAAGCCAGGCCGCGCCCCCATTCGCGCGCCCTGGTTCGTCCGCCGCCTACGCGCCGGCCAGCAATCCGGCGCCGGCGCGCTCGGGATCGCGCGCGCAGACCCGTCGCGTCCAGGCAAGATCGAGGTGCTGCACGGCCCATCCGTGAGCCAGATATTCAGTTCCGTCCGCCGCGACATCGAGCCGGAAGCCCGCGCATCCGCTGGCGCGGCCGTCGAAGCGGCGATACAATCGCTTATCAGCAAGGCACGGCAAGATAGAGGCAAGGCATGATGCTCAGATACAGGCTCATCAGCCCCATCGAGCAGTCCGGGATCGTGATCGACCCGGCCGAGACGCCCGAAGTATCGCTGCGCGCGGACCAGGCCGAGCGCCTCGCCGCTGCCGGCATCATCATCCCCGGCGCCGTCGCGCCTGAACAAACCCGTACCCCGCGCCATCGCGGCCGCAAACAGGAGCACTGACATGGCCAATATCGTCCTCGGCGCCGGCAAGATCTATCTCGAGCTGGCCGACCAAATCACCGGCCTCCCAACCGGCGGCGAACGCTACATCGCCGAGACGCCAGGATTCAGCATCTCGGTCTCGAGCGAGAAACTCGAGGACTGGAGTTCAGACGGCCCCGTCGCCGAACTCAATGCGTCCGTCACCACGCGCGTGACGCGAGCCGGCACGCTGACGCTAAAGGACATCATCGAGGACAATCTGGCGCTCTTCCTCGCCGGCAATGTCTCCACCGTTTCGCAGACCTCGACGCCGGTCGTCGATGAGGCGTTTACCGCCGTCAAGGCGGATCACTGGTATCAGCTCGGCGCCAGCCTCTCAAACCCGACCGGCCGCCGCAACGTCTCCAGCGTGACGATCACCGGCCCCGGCGGCACGCCGACTCACGTCGCCGGAACAGACTACGAGATCGATCTTGCCATGGCGCGATTCCGGCCGATCGCCGGATCGGCGATGGTCGGCACCAACGTTCTGGTGGACTACACCCCGGCCGCCAACACGCGCCAGCGCATCACGACCGACCAACTCGGCCCGCGTAAAGGAGCGCTGCGCTTCATTGCCAACAACACGACCGGCGCCAACAGGGATATGTATATCCCAAGCGTGGAGCTGTCTCCCGACGGAGAGCTTGGCATGAAGTCCCGCGACGCTTATCAATCTATGCAATTTGCGCTTAACATCATGGTCCGGTCCGGATATGCCCAGGTCTACGTCGATGGGCGGCCCGCCTGATGGCCGCCGATCTCGGGACAGACGAAGAAATCCTCTATGCGCAGCCGATTGGCATCGAGATCAACGGCGAGGCCATCGAGGTGCGCGAACTCACCTATGGCCAGTCGATGCGCCTATCCGCTGCGCTCGAGCCGCTGATCGGCGCCATGGCCGAAGCCCTCGATCACGACGATCCTGGCAAAGGGATCGAGATGATCCTAGCGCGCCATCCCGAGAGTTGGGCGGCCCTGATCTGCGCAGCCACTGGCAAGCCACCGGAATGGCTCGACACGCTTACCGACGAGCAGGGCGTGGCCCTGCAGGCTCGCGCATGGAGTTGCAATAGCGGTTTTTTCGCGCGGCGGCTGATCGCAGGAAGGGCGATCAGCCAGGCGGTCAAGCTGGCGGGCTCGCAGACGCAATCGTCGCACTGATCCGAGCCGGCATCGCTCGCGACCACCGCGACCTTGCCGAGCGCTACACATGGCGGCAGATCATGCTCTACTCGGCCGCGCTCCGCAGGGCGCGCGACCACGAGCAAGCCGACCTGATCGAGGCGGTGAACATGGGCATGGCCGGCGGCTCCGATGTCGGCAAGATCATCGATGCACTGAGAGGGCGCGCCAGTGGCTGACAGCGACATCACGCTACGCATCCGCGCCGACTTGGACCAGGCGCAGCGCGAGCTGGCGCGCTTGCGGAAGGAGCTTGGCCAGCTAGGCAAGTTCCCGGCGCAGTCGATCACCGTCCTGGATCGCGCCATCGGTGGCCTCAGCCGTGGCGTCTCCGGCCTGGCCGGAGCGGCCGCCGGCGCTGCTGCCGCGATGCTCAGCATCGCCGGCGCGTCAGCGGCAATCAGCGCCATCGCTGCCAACACCATCGAGGCCGAATCGGCCGCTTCCTCGCTCGCGGCCACCCTGCGCGCCACCGGAGGCGCCGCCGGGGTGACCTCCGAGCAGATCGCCACGCTCGCCGGAGACCTGCAAAAAGTATCGACCTTTGGCGATGATGCGATCGTCGCGGCCTCCGCGCTGCTGGCCACGTTTACCAACGTCCGCGGGGACACCTTCACCGCCGCGCTGACGGCCGCCGTGGACGTGTCGGCCAAGCTCGGCCAGGAGTTGCCGCAGACGGTCGAGCAGATCGGCCGCGCGCTCAATCAGCCGGCCGACGCCGCCCGCTCCCTGCGCGCCATCAACATCCAGCTGACCGACTCGCAGAAGGATCTGATCGACAAGCTGCTGCAGACCGGCCGCGGTGCCGAAGCGCAGGCCGAAATCCTCAAGATCATCACGGGCGTCTACGGTGGCGCAGCCGCCGCCGCTCGCGACACGCTCGGCGGCGCGCTAGCCGGCCTGAAAAACGCCTTCGGTGACCTTCTGGAGGTCAAGGGTGGCTTGCCGGAAGCAAAGTCCCAGCTCGAGGGCCTGACCAGCATCCTGCAGAATCCGCAGACAGTATCTGCGGCCGACAAGTTCCTGACTTTGCTGATCAGCGGGTTCGCCAATGTCGTGAGCCACCTGCCGGAGATCGTTCGGCTGATCGAGCGCATCATCACGCTGGCGACCAATGCCGGCCCGGCGCTCAAGGGCCTCGCCATCGCCGCCGGCGCGCTTGGCGGGGTCGCCGCCGGCGCGGCGCAGATGGGCGCCGCCGTGGTGCTGATCGAAAAGCACCTGATGGGCGGCGATTGCCTGAACACCGGCTGCGTGCCTTCCAAGGCGTTGCTGGCCGCGGCGCATGCCGCGCAGTCGGTGCGCGACGGCGACATGTTTGGCGTGGTTTCGCCGTCGCCCGTGATCGACTTCGCCCGCGTCCATGCGCATGTGCAGGGCGTGATC